CTCTGGATTGGCAATGATGAGGGTCTGTATCACCTTGCCCGTGAGTGTGGTGATTATCAAACCTTCTGCGATTGCATTGGTTCTGATGCACAAACTCTTGATGGGGTGCGTTATGATGACCCCAAGGTAAATGTGATTGAGATTAACTCTGACGTGTTTGACTTCTGAGTTATACTTAAGGACCACACAGTTCACTTCACTTTTTCTTCAAATGTCTCAACTCCGTTACAACTTCCAGACTGGTCAATGTGAACCTCTGCCTGAGTATCTGCAGACTCCCGCTTATGATCAGGACTTTGACGATTACTATACTGCAGAGGACTATGATCGCCGTGCTGCTGAACGTGACGGATGGACGAGTTCTGTATGGGATGGGCGCTGATTTGCCCGCTTAAGTAACACTCACTTCTTCAGTCCTTAAATTACACTGCGTCATGAACATCACCAAGATGACTAACCTGGACATGGCAATTGCTGAGGCACAAGGTAAAGTTAAGGTCACACGGTTGGCAACACGTAAACCCCGTAAATCCGAACTTGTGATGACACGGGTTGGTGGATGTGGCACCCGATTCTATGCTGCTACTGGTAAGGGTAGGAATGGCATTGAGCAAGAACTTCGCATCCGTGCTGTTGCTAACTCCTGATCAGTAAGCATCAGTGAATGGGAATAAGATGCGCCCTATAAAGACACTTACCGTTCATTCTTCATTAACACTCAAATGACTCAAGTTCGTACCGTCACCTACACCAACGTTCAGGACAATGTAGAGCGTACTGCCGAGTTCTCCAATATCAATCAAGCGATGGTATTTGTACAGTCTCTGCATCTTGCTGGTGTGGATGCTGTTGTGAATTTGCTGCCTGAAGATGTAGCAGTCTGATATACTCAACTCCTGTCACAAGAGTATAAACTAGGCACGCTCCAAGAAGTAGCACCACTGCTACAACGAGGGAACTAGGGGCACCCTCACTCAACACACAGTTCACTACACTTTTCTTCTTTATTATGTCCAAGAACGTGATGCTTTCCCTGCTGGCACAAGGTAACACTGGCGATGAGATTCTGTCCATTCTGGATGCACTCATTGCTGATAATGTTTCTGATGATGCTGATACTCTGGGGACGCTGAATCCGATCGAGTTCTGATACTAACTGAGCGCCCTCTGGTTGACACTGGAGGGCGCTTATGTTATGCTAGGTCAGTGATGCTTATCGGCAGTGTTTTCTGGCGGTTTGTTATAGGCGCCGCGCGGCGTTGCGCCCCGTATAAAAAAGCGAAACTACCCTAACCTACACTGTATGTCTTTTTCGACCTTTCTATCGCTCTCATAAAAAAAATTTTTCCAGAAGTATGAAAGCATCAAATAAGCGCCGCAGAAAACCATACTGGAATTTTTGGAGAGTTATACTTGCAGGTTGGATAATCAGATATCCAAAGCAAATGGGAAGAATTGTATTCATTCCCCTTGGATTTTTGATAATACTGATATATAATGCAATAGTGAAATAAGTTCACTTGAAAAAATTCCGGAAATATTTTTTAAATGGAAAAGATTTATCACATATATGCAAAAGATCAGTGTTTATTTCATTCTTTGAAGGAAGAAGAGTTTAAGAAGACTTGGAGTACCTTACACCAAATGGTTGGAGTAATGAAGACTGATTATAGTGTAGAAGATTTAAACTTTGTGGAACTCTTTAATAATATTGGAGGTGGTGGAAATAATGGGTCAACAGATCCACAAGGAAGTCCATCATATTGACAATGCATATATAGACTGTTAAAATTGAACTGAAAGGTTTGTTAATTTTATGGCAAAAGGATTCACTGTTAAAGCAACTGCACCAAAACCCAAAACTGAAGAATGGGATATTGATGCAATTAAAGAAAGAATGAAAGGAAAGAGTATTGTATTCTGTCTACCTGGTAGAGGATGCTCTTTTATTTTTCTGAAGAACTTTGTACAACTGTGCTTTGATATGGTACAGAATGGTATGAGTATTCAGATCTCACAAGACTACTCTTCAATGGTTAACTTTGCACGTTGTAAGTGTCTTGGAGCAAATGTACTTCGTGGACCAAAGCAGATTCCTTGGGATGGTAAACTGCAATATGATTATCAACTGTGGATTGATAGTGATATTGTTTTTGATACTAACAAGTTCTGGCAACTCTGTGATCTAGCTCTCAGTGAAGATGGTACTGAGCGTGAAGTTGTCGCAGGTTGGTATGCAACTGAGGATGGTCACACAACTTCTGTCGCACACTGGTTTGAAGAAGATGATTTCCGTAAGAACGGTGGTGTGATGAATCATGAAACCGTGGAATCAATCTCCAAGCGCAGAAAGCCCTTCACAGTGGATTACACTGGATTTGGTTGGGTTCTGATTAAAAATGGAGTCTTTGAGAATCTTGAGTATCCTTGGTTTGCTCCAAAGATGCAAGTCTTTGAGTCTGGAAATGTTCAGGATATGTGTGGAGAGGATGTTTCCTTCTGTCTTGATGCAAAAGAAGCAGGCTTTGAGATCTGGTGTGATCCTCGTATTCGCGTCGGGCACGAAAAAACTCGTATTATCTGATGATCTATAACGTACTTTATAAAGGACGTAAAATTTATATGAACCTCACTGCAGAGGAATGTAGTGAGGTTCTTCAAGACTTCTCCGAGCGTTTTTTCTCGGGTGAAGATGTTGATCCTAATTTGATTGAACTGGAGGAAATTAAAGATGGCTAAAGGTGGTGGAAGTAACAAGACTCTTTTTGAACCTGGAGCACCTAAGAAAACTCGTCAAGGGCGTTCCGCTCGTACACTACTAAGCGCGACGTCTCGTAATGGACGTAAGAAAAAGTATCGTGGACAAGGTAGAGGTTAATAATATAGATAGAGCAGGGAGAAATCCCTGCTTTTTTATTAGCACTTTATGGCATATCTTAATCATAATCTTCCAACAATTACTTGTTATATTCGAAATGAATTTCTCTACAATCACAAAAAAGGTCATAGAGAGGTAACTTTATGTGACGTACATTCTGTAGCGTCCTTAGAGAAGCACGTACCCCTCTTTGAGGCGTTTTTAGAGAATGGGGTCAACTGGACACGTAGACCAATTCATGCATTTTGCTGGAAACCAGATGCACCAGTTCCTGAATTAGAGGAGTGTATGTGGTGGGATTGCTTTTCTCCTTATATTGATATACAAGTACGTTCAAGATTGGCTAACTTACGTGCTGAACTAGTTAATTATCGTGGAGAAAAAAACGAAGGAACTTACATGTTCACTCTTGATTGGTCATGGGAGTCAAAATCAACTCTGAATACTAACTTTAGTGAGACTCCTGAGCATAAATGTGCTCATTTTTTTAAGATGGATAACGGAAATTTCTATGCATACCCAAATAATAAGATTTTATGGTACGATGATGCATGGACTCGCAACAGAATTACCAAAAATCCAGGATACGAAATTGATCTAACAGAATATTCCGTTGAAAATCGTCGTAAAATTGAGACATCAGACGATTTTATGTACGAGGTCAAAGAAATTCGGGATAGCAACCCCGTAAAAAGTTCTGATTTAACAAATCAGGAGCAAAAAAATGACCAAACAAGTCGATAAAGACCAAAATTTCATGAAAAATCAATGGGGAACCGAATTTCTAGCAAGCGAATATGGTTGGGAAGAGAAAATTGACAAACAAAAGATGCTTCGTGAGATTGCAAACGATGAATTAACCCCTAAAAAGCACGATTTCTTCCATCAAAATGAAATTCATGCAAAAATTCGAAATGATAATGACTATGATGACTGGGAATATGGCACAGAACCTCTTTATGAATCAAAAAATCCATAATAAATAAGATAGAATCATAATATTCAATGCCTCTAGAAAGGGTAAGTCAAGGTTTCAAAGATATTAGTATGACTTTTCAGAGTAATCCTCTGAACAGTGACTTGATTGCGCTTAAAAATGAAAGCGCAATTTCTCGTTCTATCAGAAACATTGTATTTACCCTTCCTGGTGAGAAGTTTTTCAATTCAGATTTTGGATCAAGAGTAACAAGAATGCTCTTTGAGAATGTTGATGAGATTGTAGCATCAAATGTTAGAGATGAAATTGCAACATCAATTATAAATTATGAGCCAAGAGTTGAATTGATAGATGTCATAGTTATACCAGACTACGATAACAATTCTCTTGATGTGATTATTCAATATCAAATTATAGGAATTAGCGTTCCAGCACAACAATTACAATTCGTTTTGCAGCCAACTAGGTAAAATGCCACTAGTAAATTTTTCTAACTTGGATTTTGACCAAGTTAAAACAACACTTAGAGATTACTTAAAAGCAAATTCTAATTTCACTGATTATGATTTTGAAGGATCTAATCTTTCAACAATTCTTGATGTTTTGGCATATAATACCTACATTACCTCATATAATGCAAACATGGTTGCAAATGAGGTGTTTATTGACAGTGCAACCTTAAGAGAGAACGTTGCTTCCTTAGCAAGAAACATTGGATATATACCAAGATCAAAAAAAGCATCTACTGCTTCAATATCCTTTTTTGTAGATCTGTCCAACGTTACTCCTTCTCCAGCATCTTTAACTTTAAAGAAAGGAATTGTAGCAACCTCCTCTGGAAACTTTGGTAATCAATCTTTTGCGTTTTCAATACTAGATGATATTACAGTTCCAGTTTTTAATGGTATAGCAAGGTTTGATAATATAAAAATTAGTGAGGGAATACTACTCACAAATAACTTTACATATTCATCAAGAAATCCAAATCAAAGATTTATTTTACCAAATTCTGGTGTTGACAGCGGTTTAATATCAGTAACTGTTAGAAACAACGAAAATGCAAATACTTCAGTAAAATATGCATATCAAGATAGTTTATTTGATATAAATGGATCTTCAAATGTATATTTTTTACAAGAAATAGAAGACGAGAGATATGAATTAATTTTTGGTGATGGAATTTTTGGTAGAAAACTGGAAGAAGGTAATTTTATTACAGTAAACTACATCACAACCAATGGCGATAGTGCTAATGGAGTGAATAGTTTTACATTTTCAGGAAGATTAACATATACAAGAAATTCAATTGAATACACTGTTACTTCTGGAATATCATTATTGACTACGCAAGTATCTGCTAGAGGTGGAGAAAACATTGAGAGTGTAGAGTCTATCAAAAAATATGCACCAAGAATCTATGCTTCACAAAATAGAGCACTTACTGCAAATGACTTTGAAACTTTAATTCCATCTAAAATTTATCCAGAAACTGAGGCTATTTCTGTTTTTGGTGGAGAAGAATTAATACCTCCACAATATGGAAAGGTTTTTATTAGTATAAAACCAAGATTTGGAGATTTTCTACCAAACCTAGAAAAAGAAAGTATTAAGTTAAAATTAAAAAAATATGCTGTTGCTGGAATAGTTCCAGAAATTTTAGACTTAAAATATCTCTATGTCGAGGTAGATTCAAAAGTATATTATAACACAAATCTTGCCCCATCATCAGCGTTTGTATCAAGTATTGTCCAAACAAATGCATTGAAATATTCAGAATCTACGGAATTAAACCGTTATGGTGCTAGGTTCAAGTATAGCAAATTCTTGAAGTTAATTGATGACAGTCATGAATCTGTGACTTCAAACATTACAACTCTTCAAATGAGAAGAGATTTAAGAGTTTTATTAAACACTTTTGCAGAATATCAAATTGGATTTGGTAATGAGTTTCATATATCCAATATGAATGGATATAATATTAAATCAACGGGATTTCAAATAGCGGGAGTTGCTCAAACCGTATATCTTGGTGATCTTCCAAATACTAATAGAGAAACTGGATCTTTGTTCCTATTTACAGTTTCGAGTACAAACTCCAGAAATCCAACAATTTTAAGAAGAAATGTTGGTACAATAGATTATAAAAATGGTATCATAACTATTAATCCCATTAACATCTTATCTGGAAAAACTAAAGACGGACAAGCAATTGTTGAAATATCTGCTGTACCTAAATCAAATGATGTCGTTGGAAAACAGGATCTTTATTTGCAACTAGATATTAATAACAGCAATTTTGAAATGGTTATTGATGAAATTGCGTCTGGATTAGATCCTTCAGCATCAAACTACATTGTTTCTTCAAGCTACAACAACGGGAACCTAGTAAGATCATAATAAAATGACAGAAAAAAGAATTCAAATTAAAGATATTGTAAAGAGCCAAATTCCTCAATATGTTAAAGAGGATTTTCCTCTTGTTCAGGAGTTTTTAACTCAATATTATCTTGCACAAGAATTTCAAGGTGCTCCCGCTGATCTATTGCAAAATATTGATCAATATGTAAAACTTGATAATATGACGAATTTAAAATCGTCTACATTATTAGGATCTAATATATCTGCGGTAGATACAAATATTTCAATAAGTCTTCTAGACTCAGAAACAGGTACTGAGGGATTTCCTGATAAGTATGGACTAATCTCAATTGATAATGAATTAATTGTTTATGAGTACAAGACTTCTACTGGATTCAATAATTGTTACAGAGGATTCAGCGGAGTTGTAGCATATAAAAACACTAACATTGGTATTGGATCAACATTTAAGTTAAAATCCTCCGATCAATTAGTTTTTAAAGAGTCTAATGCAGACTCACACTTAGAAGGTGCAGAAATATTCAATTTAAGTGATCTTTTCTTAAAGGAATTTTTAATCAAAACAAAGTATCAAATATCTCCAGGGTTTGAAAATAGATCTTTCACAGAAAAGGTAAATGAAGCTACCCTATTAAAGCAAATAAAGGATTTTTATAGAAGTAAAGGAACTGATAGATCTTTTGAAATTTTATTTAAAGCATTGTATGGTGATGAAGTAAAAATCATAAGACCAAGAGATTTTCTTTTCAGACCATCTGATGCACAATATAAAATCACAAATGATTTAGTTGTTGAATTAATTTCTGGACCAATTGAAGATATACCAAATCTTACATTATTCCAAAATGAATATCAAGATATTTCAAAATCATACGGAACAGTATCTGAAATTGAAAGTATTATTGCAGATGATGGAAGATCTTTTTATAAATTAAAAATTGATGGTGGATATAATGGAGATCCAGCTTTTGATGGAGCAATTTATGGTAGATTCTCAGTACACCCAAAAACAAGATCTATTGGAATTTTTGAGGAAGGATCAACTGCAATTGATGTAGATTCCACAGTTGGTTTTCCAAATCAGGGAGAACTATTTGTAGAATTTGCAAATCAAACTACAGGAATTGTTTCATATAGATCAAAGACCTTGAATCAATTTTTGGAATGTAGTAATATTAGTTACCAAATATCCAATAACTCCAGAATAGGAATCAACACATACGCATCAGCAGTTACTGGATTTGGAACAGAAATCAGGGTTAGAATTAATTCTATCTTAAGTGACGTTTCAATTGATGCTGATAATTATTTTTATAGTAAAGATGATACTGCAACTATACCAACACTTGGATATCAAGGAAAAACTTCCGCAGATAACGATTGGATTTTTAATACTGCAGCAACTTATGATGTTGAATCATATGAGATTATCGATTCTTCAGACAAAACTTATAGTTTAACATTAAAAAATAGACACTCATTCCAAATAGGAGATAAATTAGATATAATAGAACTTGGGAATGTTATTGCATCTTCAATTGTTTTGGATGTTTTATCCGAAAAAACAATATCAATAAGTCAGCAGGGTGTTTTAATTGGAAATGGATTCAAGGTTAGAAGAAAAATTTTAAAAGTAGATTCATTAAAGTTTTCGGATGCCAATATTTTAGCAGCGAATGTACAAAATGTTTATAGAGATGGGAATAAGATTTTAGTTGCTTCTCCATCATTACCAAATTATGTAAATCAAAAATTAAATGCAAATAACCGATCATTAAAGTTCTCAGGAGTATTTGCAGCAAATAATGATACATTTGCAATTACAAAATTAGAAGATCATGGTTTTTACACTGGTGATGCAGTTTATTATACACCAGAAAAAGTAACATCAACTTCAATTGACGTTGATGGAAATGAATTAACGTCCACAGTAATATCCTCATCCCTATTTGATGAGGGAATTTATTTTATAAAGAGAGTTGATGCAAATAATGTAAAGTTTGCAAAAAGCAAATCGGATATTTTAAATAATAAATTTTTATCATTAATTGGTGAAACTACAATTAATGATAATATTTTAGAACCTTATGATTTTGTTGGTAAAACATTAGAATCTCAAAAACTTTTAAGAGAGATTTCTCCACCAGTTTTATCAAATTCACATAAAAAAACATTACCAGGATTCACTGGAATTTTAGTTAATGGTGTAGAAATATTAAATTATAAGAGTAAAGATAAAATTTTCTATGGACCCATAGAAGAAATTGAAGTTTTATCTGAAGGATCTAATTATGACATCATTAATCCACCACAACTATCAATATCTGATTCTACTGGAGTTGGTGCTACTGGATATTGCTCTGTTTTTGGATCTCTTTCAGAAATCAGAGTTCTTGATCCAGGATTTGATTACATAAATGTTCCAACAGTTAAAATAACTGGAGGAAACGGAGTTGGTGCCCAAGCAAGGGCAAATATGAAGTTAATAACTCACGAAGTTTCATTCAATTCAGAATTTAAGTCAGCAAAAGTTGGAGTTGGTAGTACAGTATCAACTATTGGTTTTTCAACATCACACAAGTTTAGAAATGGTGAAGAAGTAATTTATAGAACATTTGGGCAAAAGTCTATTTCCGGTTTATCAACCAATTCAAAATATTACGTTTCATCCATTTCACCAACAGTAGTAAAATTACATAGATCATTCAATGATGCAATAAGTGGCATAAACACCATAGTTCTTGGTGATTATGGAATTGGAAATCATGCATTTGAATGTACAAACAAAAAATCAGTTTTGGCATCAATAGTAATTGAAAACTCTGGATTTGGATATCAAAATAAAAAGAGATCAGTTTCTTCTTCTGGAATTAATACGACGACAGATTCATTTTATATTAAAAACCATGATTTTTCTTCCGGAGAAATTATAACTTATTCAACAACAGGTGTTTCAGTTGGTGGGCTCACAAATAATTCAAATTATTTTGTGACAAAAATTGATAATGATAATTTTAGAATTTCTGAAGTTGGTAGTGGAAATGTTTCTGAAGATTTTTACTACAGAACAAAACAATTTGTAGATATTACATCAACTAATGATAGTTTACATACATTCAATTATCCACAGATAAGTGTAGAATTAATAGGAAATCTTGGAGTTTCTTCAGAATACAAAGCACAGGTACAACCAGTGTTTAGGGGTTCTATACGCTCAGTGCATCTCTCTTCTGGTGGATCTTCATACGGTGTTGAAGATATTTTTAATATTGATAGGCAACCAAATATCACTATTTTGAATGGATCTGGGTCTGAAATCCAACCAGTAATTTCTAACGGTAAAATAGTTCAGGTTTTAGTAAATAATACAGGAAAAAATTATACTTCCCTGCCAAATTTAGTAGTATCTGGTCTTGGTAATGGAGCTATTTTAACTCCAGTCATATCAAATAATAAACTTACTGAAGTTAAAGTTATTGATGGTGGTAGTGGATATTCTCAAAATTCTACAAGTATTAGTGCTGTAGATCCTGGTTTAGGTGCAGCATTTAGAGCAAAAATAAAATCTTGGACTGTTAATCTTTACCAAAAGTATATTAATAAAATTACAGAGGATGATGGATTCCTGACTTTAGGCACTGGAAAAGATTTTGGATTACAATATGCCCACATTTATGCCCCAAGAAAGCTAAGGGAATTACTTTTTTCTAGAGATCAATCTGGAAAAATATTATATTCGAATTCTGATTTAAGAATTTCCAACTCAGCAGAAATCAACTCTAAAGATCACTCACCAATAATTGGATGGGCATATGATGGCAATCCAATTTATGGTCCATATGGTTATTCTTCAAAATCTGGAGGGGTTGTTTCCCAGATGAAGAGTGGTTATAGACTAGAAGTAAATCCATCTAGACCCTCTTTAAATCACTTCCCAGAAGGATTTTTTATTGAAGATTATGTTTTCTATAAATCTAATGACGAGACTGTTCTTGATGAGAAAAATGGAAGATTTTGTGTAACACCAGATTATCCAAATGGAACATATGCATATTTTGCAACAATTGATGATTCAAGTGTAGAATCGTCTGGTCCATTCTCTGGATATAAAAAACCAATATTCCCATATTTAATTGGTGATGCATACAAGGCAATTCCTAATGAATTTAATTTCAATAGATTCTCTAATCAAGATATAATCAATTTAAATAAAACAAATTGGATTAGGAATACTTATCCATATAATATTATAGAGAATGAGTCAACTTATGACTACATTACAATTCCAAACAAACTAAATCAAACAATAGATGTTGTTGGTGTATCTCCAGGATCAATTGACAGTGTTGGTATTTTAACTGGAGGAAATAATTATAAAGTAAATGATCGTATAGTATTCAATAATATTGATTCAAATCAAAATATTAGAGGTTACTCTGCTTCAGCAATAGTATCAAAAGTTTCTGGAAAAACAATTTCTAACATAAGTGTTTCTAGTAGTACATTGAATAATGTAGAATTCTACCCAATTGGTAATAAAGGCGAATATGTACTGTACACAGATTCTCCACATGGATTCACCAATTTTGATTTAGTTTCTATAACAGGATTGAGCACAACTTCTTCTTTAATAGAAGGAAATTACATTGCAGGAATAGAAACAAGTAAATTATCTCTTTCTGGGATTGGAACAACGACTATAGGAATTGGTACTGTAGGTGCGACTGGAATAGTTACTTTTATTTCAGTAAAAGGTTCTTTAGGATTTTTAAATATAAGAGAGAATGATATTTTTGGATTAAACGGAGAGAAGATTAAAGTATTAAATATTGACAATGTATCATCAAGATTAAGAATTTTAAGACAAATTGATGGTACTATTGGTGCTTCTCACAGTGTAACATCCGTCTTATATGAAGATCCAAGAAAATTGAAAATAAATTCTGGATTTAAAACGGATTATTCATATACAATCAATAAGGAAATCTATTTTAATCCAGTTGAATCTGTTGCTATTGGAACAAATTCATCAATTGGCATTGGATCAACAGTTAGATTTTCAAATCCAGGAGCTGGACTAACAGAAGTTTTTATTGGAAATAGTTTGATTTATCTACCAAACCATAATTTAAACACAGGAGATTTGTTAACATACAAAACAAATGGAGGAACTCCAATATCTGTTTGGTCTGTTGGTGTTGGCACAACATCACTATTCACAAATACGAATGTATATGTTGCAAGATTTGATAAAGACTTTATTGGAATTTCGACGGTAAAAGTTGGATTGGGAACAACTGGATTCTTTGCGGGAATTGGAACAACAACCAGCAATATTAGACCACTATTCTTTACTGGATTTGGAACAGGAGTTTATCACAGTTTTACAACCAACTACTCAGTGATAACTGGAAAAGTTTCAAAAAATGTTGTAACCGTTTCTACTGCAGAAACTCATGGTCTTTCCAATGGCGATTATGTAGAAATTGATGTAAATCCAGAATTAACTACATCTATAATTGTCAAATATGATGATCATAATAGAAAACTGGTAATAAATCCAAAATCATTCTCATCCCCCAATGTGAATATTGATACAAATTCAATTATAATAAATGATCACAACTTTAAAAGTGGTGATAAGGTAATTCATACTTCATCACTACCATCTGGTGGTCTTTTAAATGAAGAAATTTATTATATAATCTTTGTAGACAAGAACACTATTAGACTTTCCGATAGTTATTACAATTCAACAAAAATAAATCCATATGCAATTGATATTACGAGTGCTTCTTCTGGATTTTTATCGTTGGTAAATCCACCATTAAAGCTTTATAAAAATTCATTAATTGAATTTGATTTATCAGATCCATCGCTATCATATAATTATCAATCAACTAGATACCCCGCATTTAGATTTGAGATCTATAAAGATAGTAATTTTTTAAATGTTTTTGATAGTTCACAAGTTAGTAGAATATTTAATGTACATAGAGATGGAACAGTTGGCATTTCAAGTGATGCAAAAGTTAGATTCATTGTAAATGAATATCTTCCAAAAGTTTTATATTATAACTTAGTTCCAGTATACGATAGTGTTTTACCACAAGAAAAGAAAGAAATATCATCAGATAACTCTGTAATTTCATACAATGAAATTCAGATAGAACAAAGTATATACAATGGACTCCACGAAATAACAACCCCATCATCAACTACATTTAGATATTTTCTTGAAAAGGAACCAGAAGCAGTTTCATATGCATCATCAACTTCAATTTTGAAATATTATACAAATTCATTAACTGCTTTTGGACCAATTAAAGATATAAAAATATTGAATAAGGGGGTAAATTATTATTCATTACCTTCAATTTCCACAGTATCTTCTCTCAATGGAAGTAATGCTGTTCTTGAAGTAAAAAGCAATTCTATTGGAAAAATTAAAAAAACAAGAATAATTGATGTTGGATTTGATTATCCATCAGATTATACTTTAAAACCAAAAATTTCTTTACCAAAAATAATTAAAATTGATGGTTTAGCATCCATAGAATCAATAGGTATAACTTCATTTGGTAGAGGTTATATTTCTCCACCAAAACTTTTAGTTTTTGACGGAAAAACTAAAAAGTTAGTCCCAGAAGTTGATTTGAAATATACTTTAGGGAAGCAAAACGTAGAAATTAAAAATAATACTTATGGAATTTATAATACTCCCCCAACAATACTACCAGTTGAAAATTCAAATGGAGTTGGAATAAAAACCATATCTTACAATAGTTCCTCTAAAAAAGTAACTGTTGGATTATCAACAGGGTTTAGTATTCCAGGATCTTTCCCATTCCAAGTTAATGATAGGGTTCTAATTGAAAATATAAGCGTTGGAATTAATTCCTCCGGAAAAGGATACAACTCTGAGAATTATGATTATCAATTGTTTACATTAACTGAAGTTGATGAAAATATTGGTGGTATTGGTTCTGTTACTTACAGTTTGGATGGATATTTACTCGAATCTGAATTCCCAGGATCTTTTGATCCATCAAATTCTGCTGGTAGAATAATACCAGAAAAATTCTTCCCAGTATTTTCAACTGTATTATCAACAAATGATTATAAAATTGGAGAAATTGTAAAGTCTGGCAATTCTGAGGGTGTTGTTGAAAATTGGGATTCATTCACAAACTATCTTAAGGTATCAACAAAAGACAGTTTCTTTGTTGATGATAGAATAGAAGGTCTCTCATCAAAAACTCAAGGAATCGCTTCATCAGTTACAGAATTTGATTCTTATGCAGTTCTTGATTCAACATCAAGATTTAAAACTGGGTGGAAAACTGATGTTGGATTTTTAAATGGAGATCAACAGAGAATGCAAGATAGTTTTTACTATCAAAATTTCTCATATGCTATAAAATCAAAGATACCTTTTGACACATGGAATGATGCGGTAAGTACATTAAATCATACTGTAGGATTTAAAAAATTCTCAGATTTGCAAATAGAATCCAAAATATCGGAAGAATCCAATACTTCATTAACCGTTGGTGTTTCAACTGAAAATACAAGTGTTGAAACCATAGTCGATATGGTTGGATATGGAGATATAAATTGTGTTTCTGATTTTGATGTTGCAAAAGAAAATTCTTTAAAAATTAATTCAAGAGTATTTTCAAATCAAATATCCTTTGAGAATAGAATTCTCACAGATTACTTTGAATCTTTTGGTAACAGAGTGTTATCAATTGACGATTTTAGCTCAGAATTTAATAGTAATCCACGTCCAACAAATTATAGTGATGTTCATAGATTTGATTTACGTTCTATAAGAGCTCAAAAATATCTCACTTTTATAAAGGACAGGAGATATACTGGGCAAAGGCAGGCAATGCTTGTTACATTGCTTCATGACGACGCAGTTGGTTATTTAAATCAATATGGGAGAGTGGAAACCACATATGACTTGGGTTCTTTTGATTTTGCAATAGATGGATCTGAAGGAATTTTACAATATTATCCAACAAGGTTTACTATTAATGACTATGATGTTGCAACAATATCATATAATATAAAAGATGATATGGCAGGTATTGGTAGCACATCTATCAGTTCTGCAGTTACTATTGATACATCTAATGTAACTACAGTTGGTATTGCAACTACAACGATTGTGAGTTTTGCTAAAACGAGTTTTACTTCATCAAAGATTTTTATAGAAATTGCAAGTGATAGTGAGTATGAAATAGATGAAATAAGTATTGTTCATGATGGAACAAATATTGAAATGATTGAATATGGGCAGTTAACATCTTCACCATCACTTTTATCATCAAGCGGATTTGGAACATATTATCCATATATTTCTGGATCAAATGTAAAAATAGACTTTATTCCAAATTCAAGTGTAGGGTCTGCAACAACTATTAATACCATAAAAGTTTCTCTTGCTGGAACTTCGATAACTGGTATCGGTACTCTCGATATTAAACATGCACGCTTAGAAGCAAGAACACTAAACATCCCATCTTCAGCATCGCCAGGAATTACTACAGTTTTAAGTTATTCTGGTGAATATAGTGCAGCATATTGTTTGGTACAAGTATCAGATCTGACAAATAATAGACATCAGTTCTCTGAAGTTGTATTAATCAATGATGATACTGTTGAAGATGCATATATCACTGAATTTGCAAACATTGAAACTTATGCTGGACTTGGAACTATTGGTGGATCAGTTACTGGATTGGGTCAAACCACACAGTTAATTTTTAAACCATTACCAAATATTCAGACCCAAGTAAAAGTTTATGCAAATATTTTGAGAATTCAAGATGACACTAAAGATGTAGTTGATTTAAATAATGGAACAATAGAAACAAACAATGGTGTTTATTACGGAACAGAAAGAGATTTAAGAAGATCATTTGATCTAAAGCATAAAACTTATCCAATTTTTGAAAGATATTTTGCTGGATTCAGTTCTTCTGTAATTAATGTTGATGAAAATACTATTGAACTTCCAAGTCATTTCTTTGTGACTGGAGAAAAAGTAACATATAATTACGCAGGTGCAGGAACAACGCAAGCTATTGGAATTGCAACTACAACTATAACTGGATTGGGATCTACAGATAAACTTCCAACTGAACTTTATATTGTAAAAATAACTGAAAATAAGGTAAAAGTTGCTGCATCAGCAACTGATGCACTAAAATCAATTCCAAATATTTTAGATTTATCTTCTGTTGGGATTGGAACTTCACATAGATTTACTGCACACAATCAGAATGCTAAAGTAATAGTTGCTTTAGATAATATCATACAATCACCAGTTGTTGCAACATCTCAAACAACTACTTTGTCTAAAAATGTATTTACTACAGATGATATACTATTCTTCAGTGGAATAACATCATTCTTTGGTGGAGATTTAATACGTCTCGGCAATGAGATCATGAAAATTGATTCTGTTGGTGTTGGTAGCACAAATGCAATACGGGTAAGAAGACCATGGCTTGGTACAGTTGTTGCCGGATATGCAACTGGAGATCTTGTAACAAAAGTTACTGGAACTTATAATATTATTGGAAGTAATATTAACTTTGTAGAGGCTCCATATGGAAATGTACCTTTATCATCAACAACAAACAGACCAGATGAAAGAGATTGGACCGGCATAGCAACAGGATCTCACTTCCAAGGAAGATCTTTCATGAGATCTGGAATAACTAATAGCTCAAACGAATCTTATTACAAAAATTATATTTTTGATAATGTATCAAATTCATTTAATGGGTTAAATAGAACATTTACACTTAAAAATTCTGGTTCAAATGTTTCAGGAATTTCAAACGAACATGCAGTCATTTTAATAAATGACGTATTCCAAGGACCAGGAATAAGTGCAGATTATACACTGATCGAATCTTCCGGAATAACATCTGTTAGATTTGCAGGGACTGCATCATCAGTTTCGTATGACGTGAATAGTTCCAATCTTCCAATAGGGGGAATAATACTCTCGGTTGGTTCTACAGAGGGATTTGGATATCAACCACTTGTTGCGGCTGGAGGAACTGCTATAGTTTCTGGACTAGGAACTATTTCATCAGTAAGCATTGCAAATAGTGGATCTGGATATAGAGTTGGAGTACAGACGGTAAGGGTTGGTGTACAAACTTCAGATAATAATGGATTCTACCTCAAGTTCATTGGAACTGCAGTTGTAAGTAATGGAAATATTGTGAGCATTGGTATTACTAATCCTGGCGTTGGATATACTTCATCAAATCCACCAAAAGTCGTTATTGATACTCCACTATCATACTCGGATATACCTTTAGTTTATAGTTCTTCATCATCTGGGTTTGGAACTGCAGCAACTGTGGATATTGTTGTTGGTCAAGGATCTAGTGTTATTAGTTTTGAAATTAAAAATACTGGTTATGGATATAAAGAAGGTGAAGTTCTAACAGTTCCAATTGGTGGAAGAACTGGAATTCCAACTGAATCATCATTTAAAGAGTTTCAACTGACAATACAAAACATTTTTGCAGATAAATTTACTGGATGGTCAATTGGAGAACTTCAATTGATGGATGATATATCAGACTTGTTTGATGGGGAAACTAGAGCGTTCCCACTAAAAGTTTCTGGAAATCTAGTATCAATTAAGGCATCTAAAGGATCAAACATTAATGTTCAAGATTTATTACTAGTGTTCGTTAATGATGTACTACAAGTTCCAGGAGAAGGGTATATTTTTAATGGTGGTAGTATAATTACATTTACTGAGGCACCAAAAGGAAATAGTTTAGGAATTCCTGGAACAAATGATAAATGTAAGATTATCTTCTACAAAGGAAGTGGATCTGTCGATGTTGTTGAAAAAGATGTTCTTGAAACTGTCAAAGTTGGTGATAAATTAACTTTTGGGTATGATTCTTCAACTGGACAACCATCTTCTTTACAGGAAGAGGAAAGAACGGTTACATCAATAGTAGCAACTGATTTGGTTAATACCAATCCATACTTTGGACCAGGAAACACTGAAGATGAATCTATTGCTAGAACCATAACTTGGTGTCGTCAAACTGAAGACAAAATAATTGATGAAAAAGAGATATCTAAAGATAGAATGCTATACGAACCTGCTATAAATCCTGTCGCATATTTGACAAAAACTGTTGGTATCGGATCTACTATTGTTTATGTCGATAATCTCAGACCATTCTTCAACCAAATCAATGAAAGCAGCACTAGTTTAACCTTCCAAAAAGAGATCACATTTATCTCCCAAGATACTAAGACATCAGCAGCAGCAACTGCAATAGTTTCTACCGCAGGAACAATAACCTCAGTGGTTGTTAGTGATGGTGGTTTTGGATATTCTGTTGCCCCAACAGTAATATTTGAAAATCCAGTTGGTTTGGGAACAACTTACAGAGCTTCTGGTATTGCTACTATTTCTTCGGCAGGAATAGTAACATCAATCTCCATTGTTGGAATGGGAACTGGATATTCTCAAGAAAATCCTCCAATAGTCTTTATTGAACCACCAAAATCTGTGTCAGAAACAAATACTGTTTCTCAATATAAAGGAGACTTTGGTTTTATAGTTGGAATTTCGACAACTTCTGATGGAGTTGCAGTAACAGGTATTGTTTTTAACCTTGCTATTGAAAAAAATTCTTTCCTAAGAAATGCCTCAATAACTGGAGTAACAACCATCAGTGGAATAACAACCGGAGATTATTTTGCAGTGTTTAACACAAATGTTGGGCATGGTGTTACTTCATTAAATGAAAGCGGTCAAATCATAGGTATTGGATCAACTTGTTTGGATAACATCTACAGAGTTGCTGCAGTTTCCATAGCACAAACAGGTGCTCCTGGACTTGGTATCACCTATGTTGCTAGAGTTACTGTTAGTGTTTCTGGTTACAATAGTTTAACTGGACTCGGATATAGTTCATTCTTCGGTAACTATAGTTGGGGAAGAATTGATCTCGATTCAAGATCTGCTGAAAATTCTTTCAATGCATACACCAGATCGGCATATATAGGAATATCAACAGGAACGCTGGTCAGAAGATCGAAGTCTCTGAAGTATTTTAATTATATTCCATAAATAGATAAAAAACTCAAAAATGTCCGCAATTATAACTGATCAGATTAGAATATTAAACGCAAAAAATTTTGTTGCTGGTGTAACCAATGCAGCAAATTCTTACTATTCTTTTATTGGCCTACCAAATCCCACAGATTATCAAACAAATTGGGATGAAAGTCCGCCACCACCAAAAGATAGTTTTGATGATGAAAATAATTATTGGGATACTATGATTGCTCTGCAGAAAATTAATTCTTCAGATGTTAGACAGGTTGTGCCAAAAAGAGTTTGGACATCTGGAACAACTTATGATATGTATCGCCATGATTATAGTAGATCAAATGTAGCCAAAGTTTCGGGATCAACTAATTTATATTCTTCGTTCTATTTTGTAATGAACAGTGAGTATAGAGTTTATATCTGTCTACAAAATGGAACAAATCCAGAAACTCCAAATGGAAAACCATCACTAGATGAACCTCTTTTCACTGATTTAGAACCAAGGGTAGCAGGATCAAGTGGAGATGGATATATTTGGAAATACTTATATACTATTAAACCGACAGATGTTGTAAAATTTGAATCTACAGAATTTATTCCAGTGCCTCAGGATTGGGAAACTTCGTCCGATAATTCTGCGGTAAGAAGCAATGCAGTAGATGGATCTATAAAAATAGTAACTATAAAAAATAGGGGAGTTGGTATAGGAACTGCAAATACTACATATACTCGCGTTCCAATCAGAGGAGATGGAACTGGAGCAGAATGTACAATTGTTGTTAACGGTGATCAAGAAGTAGAAACTGTGGTGGTTTCAAGTCAAGGTTCTGGATATACTTACGCAAATGTTGATTTGGTTGGTGGAAATGTGCCAACTGGAACAACAAGACCAACTTTTGATGTTATTATTCCACCAAAGGGTGGTCATGGTAGAGACATTTATAGAGAACTTGGTGCATATAATGTCTTATTATACTCTAGAATTGAAAACAATAACGAAAATCCAGATTTTATTACAGGAAATCAGGTAGCAAGAGTTGGAATTATAGAAAATCCAGAAGTTTCTTCAGGCACAGTATTAACTTCATCTCAAGCAAGTGCAGTTAACGCACTTCGCTTAACGGGAACTGGTTATAGTACGGCATCTTTTACTTCAGATGCATATATTACACAAACCGTGTCTACTGGGACAACTGCTGTTGGTAGAGTAATCAGCTATAATCAAATAACAGGGGTTCTAAAGTATTGGCAAGACAGATCTCTATCTGGATTTAGTACGGTTGGTATTGCACAATCTACACCAGCATATGGATTTGATTTGACCGAGTTTACTTCATCACCAGGAAGTGGTGGTAATTTAACAATATTGGGCGGAACAGTCAATCTTTCAATTGATACTGCATTTACTGGTATATCAACAGTAATAAATAATAGAACATACTACCTTGGACAGTCATTTACCAATGGTCTTTCTGTTCCAGAAGTAAAAAGACACTCGGGAAATATTATTTACGTTGACAATAGACCCGCAATTACAAGGTCATCAAACCAAAAAGAAGATATTAAAGTCATTTTGCAGTTCTAAAGAATTATGGCCCAACAAACAAATCTCAATGTAGCACCGTATTTTGATGACTTTAATCCAAACAATGATTATCACCGAGTTCTTTTTAAACCTGGATATCCAGTCCAAGCTAGAGAATTAACAACTTTACAGTCAATTTTACAGAATCAAATTGAAAGATTTGGGCAACATTTTTTTAAAGAAGGTGCAAAAGTAATACCAGGAAATACTGGATATAATGCACTTTATTATGCAATTCAAATTCAAAATAGTTATCTTGGAGTTCCTGTTGCAGCTTATGTTGATCAATTAGTAGGATCAAAAATAACAGGAAGAACTTCTGGAGTTACTGCAGTTGTAGACAAGGTTCTTTTACCTCAGGACTCCGAGAGAGGTAATTTAACTTTATATGTAAATTATTTAAGTTCAAACACCCAAAATAATTCAACCCAACAGTTTTCTGATGGAGAATTATTAGTATCAAATATTACTATTAGTTCGGGTCTTTTAGGAAATACAACTATACCATCCGGAGAACCATTTGCAGTTACTTTGGATACTAATGCGGCATCTGTTGGATCTTGCTTTAATATATCGGAAGGTGTATATTTTATTCGTGGAAACTTTGTAAATGTAAACACAGAAACATTAATATTAGACCAGTATTCAAATACACCAAACTATAGAGTTGGATTGTTTATTAGTGAAGAAATAGTTACTTCAGATACTGACGAGGCACTGACTGATAATTCTCAAGGAAACAATAATTATGGAGCTCCTGGTGCAGATAGATTAAAAATATCAACATTCCTATTTAAGAAAAGTTTAACCGATTTTGATGACAATAATTTTGTTGAACTTGCAACAATTGAAAATGGAGTTATTAGATCAAAACAAAATACAACAACTTATAGTTTAATTACTGATGAACTAGCAAGAAGAACTTATGCAGAATCTGGTGATTATGTCGTTTCACCTTTTGATATTTCAGTAAAAGAATCTTTAAACAATAGAAAAGGAAATAGAGGAGTCTTTGAAAGAGGACAATTTACTTATGGTGGAGCAACACCAAGTGATAATCTAGCATTATATCAAATATCTCCCGGTAAAGCTTTTGTAAGAGGATATGAAGTTGATTTAGTATCAACTTCATTTTTGGATGTAGAAAAACCAAGAACCACAAAAACTTTAACAAATCAGTCATTAATTTACAACACTGGTCCAACTTTAAGACTCAATAGAGTTTATGGTGCTCCTCAAGTTGGTCTAGGTAATACATTTGTTCTAAGTTTGCGTGATGAGCGCGTTGGAGTAAATACCGCATCTGCTGCAGGAAAAGAAATAGGTTTGGCGAGAGTTTATGATTTTAAACTAGAATCTGGTGCATATAATGCATCAAACAAGAATTTGAATGAATGGCACGTATCTTTATATGATGTTCAAACATTTACAGAAATAACCTTAAATAATACAACGTCCTTAACGACACCTACTTATGTTAAAGGTAGTAATAGTGGGTCATCGGCTTTCTTAAAAGATCCTGTTACTGTTGGTGCAGCTTTAACATTGTATGATGTAAAAGGATCATTTATTCCAAATGAATCACTACTATTCAATGGAGTTGAATCCGGATTAATTGGTGTTGCAGTAACTTCATATGGAATACCAAATGTAAAATCTGTATATGGACTAGTAAGTGCAGGTTCAACTTTTAACGCAGATACTATTCAAACTCCTTCATTAAATATTGGAATTGCAACGATTAGCTCTTCTTCTAGCGGAGTGAGTACAATAAGAAGTTTAAGTTCGCTTCTCCCAGGAAATATAAAAGTTAATGATATTGTTCAATATACAGATACATCAAGATCTGTAGATCCGATTTATGCAAAAGTAACTGGCATAGGAACAACATCAATAGCAGTTACTGGAGTTACTACAGTAACTGGAGTTGCAAATGGAACTCTACCATCTTCAACATTAAGTGTAACTGATCTAAAAGTTCTTAAAACAAATTTAGAATCATCTTTAGACAATACATTATACACAAAGTTACCAAAAAATAATATTTCAAATGTAGAAATTACAAACACAGTTTTATCAATCAGAAAGAGATTTACTGTTAATATTTCTGGAAATCAACTATCTGCAAATGTAACTGCTGGTGCAAATGAAACATTTGCACAATTTACTCCAGAAAGATATTCTTTGGTCAGATCCGATGGAACTTATGAGACATTAACCTCGGACAGATTTGCATTTATTGCAGGTGGAACACAACTTCAAATTTATAATCTAGGATCTAATGATACTGGTGCAACACTAACAGCAACTTTAGATAAAATTAATCCAAAATCGAAAGTAAAAAGAAAAAATAGAGTAAAATCAATTTTAGTAGATGCATCAAAATATGAAGCATCGGGTATTGGTGCAACAACATTTAATGATGGTCTAACATATGGAAATTACCCATATGGAACAAGAGTTCAAGATGAAATTATTTCGCTCAATAGTCCAGACATTATAGAAATACAAGGAATATACGAATCTGCAGATACTAGTGACCCATCTCCACCAAAAGTGGTTCTTGCGTCAATAACAAGTCCATCCTCTTCAACTTCAGAATTAATTATTGGTGAAGAAATAGTTGGACAAACCAGCGGTGCAATAGCAATAGTTGCTGAAAAATTAACAGCATCTCAAATTTCATTTATATATAAGAACCAAAACACTTTCAACGAAGGGGAGACTCTTCTATTCAGAGAAAGTGCAATTCAAGCTCAGGTTGTTACTTTAGATACACCAAGTTTTGATATATCATTTAATTATACGTTTAATAATGGACAATCTGGAACTCACTATGGGCATGGACATATTACTAGAAAATCTGATGTATTTGAACCTGTTAGAAAGATAAAAATTTATTTTACTACTGGATATTACGAATCAACTGATGATGGTGATATAACTACAGCATCATCATACAGCACTTTTGATTATAACTATGAAATACCGGTAGTTGATAATTATCGTGTAACAGATTTAATTGATATTAGACCAAGAGTTAAAGACTACTCTGTTTCTGAGGGAAGTCGCTCTCCATTAGAATTTTATGGAAGAAATTTTGATTCTACTGGAAATTCATCAACAAGCACTCTTTCATCTGATGAAGAGTTAATTACTACATTTTCATTCTACTTAGGAAGAATTGATAGAATTTAACTAACAAAAGATGGGAAATTGCAAGTTAAATATGGAACTCCTGCAGAAAATCCAGAAAAACCAGTTTCTGTTGATGATGCATTAGAAATTGGAATAGTATCATTACCACCATATCTTTATTCGCCATCACAAGCTTCTATAGAATTTTTAGAGCATAAAAGATATAGAATGGTTGATATTAAACAACTTGAGAACAGAATTAAAAATTTAGAGTATTACACAACATTATCTCTTTTAGAAACAAATACAGCAAACCTATTTGTTCCCGATTCTGATGGATTGAATAGATTTAAGTCCGGATTTTTTGTTGATAACTTCTCATCATTTTTACCACAAGAATCTAGATTAGATGTAAAAAATAGTGTAGACCTTCAAACTAAAGAACTGAGACCAAGACATTATACAACTGCAATTGATTTGATAGAAGGTCCAGTTGTTGGTTTAGATCCAACAACAGATCTTGCATTTGAACCTGTAGAAGGAATTAATGTTAGAAAAAATAATGATATCTTAACACTCGATTATTCTGAAGTTGAATGGTTAAAGCAATCTTTTGCAACTAGATCGGAAAGTGTGACACCATTTCTAATTAGTTTCTGGCAGGGAACAGTAGAGTTAACACCAGCATCAGATACTTGGATTGATACAACAAGACTTGAAGCAAAGATTATCAATACTGAAGGAAACTACGCAGAAACACTTGCAAATGCAGCAAGAACTTTAAATGTTGATCCACAAACTGGATTTGCTCCAACTATTTGGAACGCTTGGGTTACTAATTGGACTGGTCAATCTGTTGTTAATACTACAGCAATTAGAAGAACAACTAATGAGTCCTCCACATCATGGTGGGGGAGAGCGTTATGGGGAACAGTCACAGATTCAACGATTGAAGATACATTCAGAGAAGTTAGAGATACTGGAGTTCAAACAAGAAATGGTGTTAGAACTGTAGTTACTGAGCAGTTTGATAGAACTTCAGTTGGAGACAGAGTTGTTCGTAGAGATCTTGTTCCATACATGAGATCTAGAAACGTACAATTTGTATCTAAAAAAGTAAAACCTCTAACACAACTATATGCATTTTTTGATGGAGTTAATGTAACAAAGTATTGTGTTCCGAAGTTACTAGAAATTTCAATGCTATCTGGTTCTTTCCAAGTTGGAGAGACCGTAGTTGGATATGTACAACAAACTGGATTGGGACAAGGAACTGAAAACGTTTCTGCTAAAATAACATTTAGAGTTGCACAAACAAATCATAAAGAAGGTCCATATAATGCTCCATCTTCGGTATACACCCAAAATCCATATAATTCACAGTCTTTATCTGCATCATATTCATCAACATCAACGATATTAAATGTCGACACATTTTCATTATCAAATGCAACTCAAGGTGAGTATAGTGGATGGGTAGAATCTGGTATGTTGCTTGTTGGTAGAACCAGTCAAGCACAGGCATCAATTACAAATGTACGTTTGATATCCGATTTGTCTGCAACTTTAATAGGTAGTTTTTATATCCCAAATCCAAATTTAAATATTCATCCTAGATTTGAAGCTGGAACTAAAGTATTCACTTTAGTTAATGACACCGCAAATAACCAGGATGTTGCATCAACAATTGCTGAAGAGTCTTTCACTTCAAGTGGAACTTTAGAAACTGTACAAGAAAATATTATTTCTGTTAGAAATGCTAGAGTTGAAAATAAGCAAGTATTTGAAGAAAGAGCAGTTTCCAGAACAACCGGAAGTCAACTGGTCAGTAGTAGAGTTATTGCACAAACTCAAAGACAAGGTATTGTCGGTTGGTATGATCCATTAGCACAATCATTCTTAGTCGACAACGAAACTGGTGTATTTTTAACAAGTTGTGATGTGTTTTTTAGAACAAAAGATGATACCGATATACCAGTAACTTTCCAATTAAGAACCATGCAAGGTGGTTTCCCAACACAAAACGTGATACCTTTATCAGAAATTGTTTTGGAACCATCCGAAATTAATACTTCTGGGGATGGAAGTGTTGCAACAAATATTCAATTTAAAGCACCAATTTACTTAGAAGGTGGTAAAGAGTATTGTATCTGTTTAGCATCTAATTCAACTAAGTATAGTGTTTATATTTCCAGAATAGGTGAAAACGATATAATTAGTCAAACATTTATTTCCAATCAACCATACTTAGGTTCATTGTTCAAGTCACAAAATGCATCTACTTGGGAAGCAAGTCAATGGGAAGATTTGAAATTTACCCTATACAGAGCTGATTTTATTGATAGTGGATCTGTCGAATTTTACAACCCAAACCTAACAGAAGGAAATGGTCAAGTTGCTAAACTATTACCAAATTCTTTAGGATTTAATTCTAAGAGGGTAAGAGTAAGTCTTGCATCGACTATAAACGATCCTAATTTAAAACTTGGTTATACAATTACTCAAGTTGGAACAGGTGCTACAGGAAATTATGTTGGTAGTGCAGGAATTGCTACTGGCAATTTAACTATTACCAATCCAGGAATTGGATATACTCCATCATCAGGTCAATTAGTATACAATAACGTGATTCTCTCGAGAATCACTGGAAATGGATCTGGAGCTTTAGCAAATGTAACCATTAATAATGGAGTTGCTATTGCAGCAACAATTGTCAGTGGAGGAAATGGATATAAAACTGGCGATGTTGTAGGAATAACAACGTTGGGATCAGTATCTGTTGGTAGAGATGTTAAATTTACAATAGTTTCTATTGCAAATACAAATCAACTTATAATTGATAATGTTCAAGGAGATTTTGCAGTTGGATCTGCAAATACTATTAGATATGTAACTAGTTCTGGAATAACAACTCTCACATCTACTATTGGTGCTGGTGTTACTATTGGTGTTACTCTCAGTGAGGTTATCACAGAAAGCGATGGTTTACATATTAAAGTAAATCATAAAAATCACGGAATGTATGCAGACAATAATTTTGTTGTACTTTCTGATGTGGAATCTGATATTAAACCAACAAAATTATCAGTTGCATATGCATCAGATTCTATAGGTCCAATTTCCGTTGATGATGCTAGTGAGTTTTCAATTTTTGAGGGAGTTGGAGTTGGAACTACAAATCCAGGATATTTGAAGATTGGTAATGAAATTATTGAATATACTTCAGTTTCGGGTAATGTAATTGGTGGTGACATTATAAGAGGATCAAATCCAGTTTCATATCCTTTAGGTTCTCAAGTTTACAAATATGAAAGTAATGGAGTTTCTCTAAGAAGAATCAATAAAACCCACAATCTTAATGATGCAGATATTGATAATGTAGTAGGTTTTGATCATTATCACATAAAACTGGATATGTCTACTGATGGAATAGATAGATCTTCTGGAACTGGATACAAAAAACTATATCAAAATCAAACAAAGTCCAGTGGCGGTTATTCTATCAAGGCATCTCAAAATATTCCGTTTGAAATTATTACACCAATAATTCAAAATGTTACTGTTCAGGGTACTGCACTTAGTGCAGAAGTTAGAACAGTTACTGGAACAAGTATTAGTGGAACAGAAATTCCATTTACAGATGCCGGATTTGAAACTATCTCAATAAACAATCCAAATTATCTACCATCACCAAGATTAATTTGTTCTGAAGTAAATGAAATTGCAAATCTTACAAATGTTCCAGAAAATAAATCTTTAAATATGAGATTAAGACTGGAAACAACAAATTCTTACTTATCTCCTGTTGTTGATATTCAAAGGGTAAGCACTATTTTAACAACAAATAGAGTTAACAGTGTGATTACAGATTATGCAACAGATGGTAGAGTAAATTCAATCCTGGAGGATCCAACGGCATTCCAATATATTTCTAAAGAAATTTCTTTAGAAACTCCAGCAACTTCTATTAAAATTATTCTAAATGCATACGTAAATTCTTACTGCGATCTAAGAGGTTTCTATTCAATTAGCGAAAATCCAGGTTTTGATCCAATATTCACACCATTCCCTGGATATGACAATCTAGATACAAAATCTCAAATAATTTCTTTTGAAGATAGTAATGGAAAATCAGATTCTTATGTAACACCATCTTCGGCATTAGAATTTAATTCTGAACTACTTGATTTTAAAGAATATACATTTACTGCGGACAACTTACCATCATTCAGAAATTATAGAATTAAACTTGTTGCAACATCAACAAATCAAGTCTATGTTCCAAGAATTAAAGATTTGAGAGTTATTGCTCTGGCATGATATGGATTTCATGAAAGTAACTGGTCACGATAATTTAGTTCGTGATCCAAAAACAAACTCAATAATTAACACAAACATGTCAGAATATCAAGAATATGTTTCAAGAAAAAAAATGAAAGGTGAGGAGCATCAAAAAATACAAAATTTGGAAAGTGATGTTGCTAATATAAAGGATGATTTGAATGAAATTAAATTTTTACTTAGGAGTCTTATAAATGAATCCAAATGATATTGAGTTAGAAAATCTAACCAAAAATTTTGAATATGTTAAAGCATGTATGGAAATAGATGCTATAGATGATATTGAAGACCTTAGAAATATATCTAAAGCATATATGAAACTTTATATGAAGCAGCAAGAAGTTCTTTCTACAATGTTAAGTAAAACCTAAATATTTTGAGAGGAAACAAAAATGGCGCAACCAGCATCTAGACAAGAATTAATAGATTACTGCAAGAGAAAACTTGGTGCGCCAGTATTGGAAATTAATGTTGCGGAAGAACAAGTAGATGATTTAGTTGATGACGCTATTCAATTTTTCCAAGAAAGACATTTTGATGGAGTTGGGCAAGTATTTTTAAAATATCAAATAACACAAGATGATATTAATAGGGGGCAAGCACCTAATGGAAAATCCCCAACTGCAGGAATAGCATCAACATCAGCAACAGCAAATATTGTAGGCACAGCAACTACATTCACATATAAAGAAAATAGCAACTATTTACAAATACCACCATCAGTAATTGGTGTAACTAAAATATATCATTTTGACGGCACTAATACAACTACAAATAACATGTTTAGTGTTAAATATCAGTTATTCCTCAACGACATTTATTATTGGGGATCAACTGAAATTTTAACTTATGCAATGACAAAGACTTACCTTGAAGATATAGAATTTCTTTTAACTACACAAAAACAAATTAGATTTAATAAAAGACAAGATAGGTTATATTTGGACATAGATTGGGGAAGTGTGTCTGTTGGTGATTATATTATTATTGATTGTTATAGAACTTTAGATCCAAATGATTATTCTAGAGTTTGGAACGATTCATTTTTAAAGATGTATTTAACTTCGCTGATTAAAAAACAGTGGGGACAAAATTTAATTAAGTTTCAGGGAGTAAGACTCCCAGGTGGAGTTGAACTTAATGGTAGACAAATATATGATGATGCACAAAGAGAAATTGACGTTATTATGGAAAAAATGTCAAATACATATGAACTTCCACCACTAGATATGATCGGATAATTCAAATGTTAAATCCATTTTTTCAACAAGGATCATCAACAGAACAAAGTCTCATACAAGACTTAATCAACGAACAGTTGAGAATGTATGGAGTTGAAGTGCATTATTTACCAAGAAAGTATATAACGGAAAAAAGTGTTATAAGAGAAGTCATTGAATCAAAATTTGATGATGCTTATCCAATAGAAGCATATGTTCAAAATTATGAAGGATATGCGGATAATACTACCATACTTTCAAAATTTGGAATTCAAGCAACAAATGAGATTTCATTAATTATTTCAAGAGAACGTTTTGATCTTTATATTGCACCACTAATAAAGGATAAACCAAATATAAAATTATCATCTAGACCAAAAGAAGGTGATTTAATTTATTTTCCACTCGGAGATAGATTATTTGAAGTAAAATTTGTTGAACATGAAAAACCTTTTTATCAACTCCAAAAAAATTACGTGTATGAATCAAGATGTGAACTATTTCGTTACGAAGATGAAATTATTAATACTAGTATTGATGAAATTGATGATACTTTAAGTCAATTAAGTTCTGCAGACGGTGAAGAAATTTTTATTGGAAGAACACAAACATTAACACTGGTTGGAGTTGGATCTACAGCAACTGCTACAGCATCTATAGTAAATGGTGGTATAAGACAAATATTTGTAACTAACAGAGGAGGTGGATATACTAGCACTCCAACAGTTGCAATATCCTCTGCACCAGCTGGAGGTGTAACTGGAATTGCAACAGCAATAATGATAGGAGGAGTTGTTGCATGTAATGATAACGTTAACCCATCAGCAAAATCAGTTCAAGCAGTTCAAATTATCAATGCAGGTGCTGGATATACTGTAGTACCAGGAATTCGCTTCATTGGTGGGGGAGGAAGTGGAGCTGCTGCAACTGCATCTATAGGAAGTGGAATTATTGGGTTAATAAATCTAAGTTATAATGGATCTGGATATTCATCACCACCAAATATTACTTTTACAAATCAAATTTTCCAAAGCGGTGTTACTACAGTAGCAGCTGCTGCAACCGCAATTGTAAGTGCTGCAGGATCAATAACAGCAATTCGCATCACAAATGCTGGACTTGGTTACAGTGTAGCACCAACAATAGTAATATCATCTCCATATAGTAGTGGAATTGGAACATTCCAATTCAATGAAACAATCGTTGGAAGCACTAGTGGTGTAACTGCTAAGGTAAGAAAATGGAATGCCCCAACAAATCAATTAGAAGTTTCAAATATTGACGGAGCATTTATTCCCGGAGAAACAGTTGTTGGTACAGCATCAAGTGCATCTTATCAAATTAGATTTGTTGATACAAATATAAATGAAGATGGTTATACGGATAATGTGGAAATTGAAACTGAAGCAGATAGTATTTTAGATTTCAGTGAGTTCAATCCTTTCGGAAATCCCTAAATATAAATTAACAAGGATTAAAAAACCATAAACTGGGTAGACAAATGTTTGAATATTTTTATCACGAAATCCTAAGAAGAACTGTTATTGCATTTGGTACATTATTCAATAATATATCAATACAACACACTAATAGTTCTGGTCAGGTTACAAGCATATTAAAGGTTCCTCTTGCATATGGTCCTACTCAAAAATTTCTTGCAAGATTAGAGCAGTCCCCAGACTTAAACAAATCTACGGCAATAACTTTACCCAGAATGTCTTTTGAATTCACTGGGTTAGTTTATGATGCTTCTAGAAAAGTTACAACAACTCAAACTTTTACTACAAAAGATCCAACAAATGGATCTGAAACTAAAAAGGCATATATGCCAGTTCCATACAATATGCAATTTGAACTGAGCATTATGTCAAAATTAAATGATGACGCACTACAAATTGTGGAACAAATTTTACCATATTTTCAACCATCTTACAATTTGACGGTTGAATTGGTAGATTCAATTAATGAAAAAAGAGATATTCCCATTGTTCTCGAAAACATTACAATGCAGGATGATTATGAGGGAAATTTCACAACAAGAAGAGTTCTTTTATACACATTAAGATTTACCGCAAAAACTTATCTGTTTGGTCCTGTTTCTTCCGCTACCAAAGATATTGTCAAAAAAGTTACTCTCAATTATCTTACTGGGGCTAGTAGAGATAATAATACGAGAGAAGTTATATATTCCGCAGAACCAAGAGCGATTAAAAATTACACTGGAACTGTTTTAACAACATTATCCAGTGATATATCAACAACGGATACAATAATTACAGTAAATGATGCATCAGCAATATCAGTAAACACATACCTTGATCTTGATGGTGAAGAAGTTTATGTGAGATTAAAGTCTGGTAACAATTTAACTGTAGATAGAGGAAGAGATGGCACTGCAATAACATCACATTTAACAGGTGCTGAGATTAAATCAATAACAACCGCAGATAATGAACTTATACAAGAAGGTGATGATTTTGGTTTTAGTGGAACTATATCATGAAGATGACTAAAAAATTCGATGATTTAAACAACACGTTCAACGTTGAAGGTGAAATAGTACCCGTAGAAAATACTGATGCTATAGAAAAAATAGAAAAAATATCATCGAGTATGGATGATATTAAAAAAGATTATGAGTATACAAGGGGAAATTTGTATTCAATTATTGAAAAGGGACAAGAAGCAATCAACGGAATTCTTGAACTTGCTCAAGAAAGTGAAATGCCAAGAGCATATGAAGTAGCTGGGCAACTTATAAAAAATGTTGCCGATGCTACAGACAAATTAATGGATTTACAAAAAAAATTGAAAGAAGTTGAAGAAGAAAAACAATCAAAAGGACCAACAAACGTTACAAATGCTCTTTTCATAGGTTCTACCGCAGAATTATCAAAGATTCTCAAACAACAATCTAAAGATGAAAACGTTTAAACAGTTTCAAGAAGAGTGGACTAATAAATATAAAAAGAGTATCGATTGTTCGAATCCAAAAGGATTTTCTCAGCGTGCCCATTGTGCCGCAAAAAGAAAAAGAGCAAGAGGTGAAGAAACTAAGTCTAAACCAGTTGAATGAAAACACCAAAATTTTCCCACTTAACACCACATTTAAAAGGAAAACAACATCAGTTGGATCCTAATCTTGATCTCAAACAATCAATTAAACATGCGTCAATTCAGTATGTTGATTGGGATAATGATGGTGATGTTGATGAATATGATAAAAAACCAAAATTAGTTCCAGATGAAAATCCCCAAGCAGACTTTGGAACAGTATCTAAAAAATTAATTTCAAAACAAAAGGGTGAAATAAAACATACTAAAAGAGGTATAGCATATGAAGATTTGAGAAACTGGTTTGATAAAGATCATCCAGAAGGTAATTGGAAAAGATTTAATACTAAAGGAGAAGCAGTTGGTCCATGTGCCCGTGAACCAGGAGAACCTAAACCAAAATGCTTATCAAATGAAAAAGCAGCAAGTATGTCCAAATCACAAATTGCTGCAGCAGTAAAAAGAAAGCGAGGAAAAGATCCAGTAGCAGATCGTCAAGGTAAAGGAGGAAAACCAATTATGTCTTCAAATAAAATTGGTGAAAATTTTGAAAATTCTTTACCCGATTGGGAAGGACACATATACAGTGGGGAAAAAAGATATTGTCCAAAATGTGCAAAAATGGAATATCAAAAAGAATGTAGATATGGTCCAAAATATTGGGCACTATATTCATCCCCAATTGGTCCATCATCCGAACAAGGAAAAGCAGATCTTGCAAATATTGCCCCAACAAATGAAGAGAAGGATCATGAGTTTTCAATGGCACGTTCGGAAATTTCCACAATTGTGAACGCAGCTAGAAGACTCAAAAAGAAAATGAAGGGAGAAGGTAATATTGAAGCATGGGTTCAATCAAAAATTACCAAGGCAGCAGATTATCTTGATACTGCCGCAGATTATGTTGAAAGTGGAGAGCATAAAGTTGATGAAGCATGTTGGAAAAAGTATAAGCAAGTTGGTCTAAAGAAAAAAGGTAATAGAATGGTTCCAAACTGTGTTCCTGAGGAAACAGAATACATTGAAGAAAAAAATCAACCAACAAATCCAAAACTGTGGTCTAGAGCAAAAGCACTTGCTAAGCAAAAATTTGATGTGTATCCAAGTGCATATGCAAATGGATGGGCATCAAAATGGTACAAGTCAAAAGGTGGCGGATGGAAGTCTGTAAGTGAGCAGACTATTGAAGACTTAAATGGAAATACTTTTGCCGAAGTTATTGATATTATCAAACCAGAACCAATTAAGGGATTTAAATCTCAAATTGAAGAAATGGCAAGAGTTGACTCTAAAAATGGAAACTTAATGATGGTTGTTGCCATGTGGAGAGGAAAAACTTATGCACTCAAGATATTTTTCCCACAAGTAAAACTACCAAACAGAAAAGAAATTGAAGATCAAATTCAAAAAATTTATCCAGGTGCCAAACTAGTTTATTCTAAAGTTTCCGAATGTGAACCTGGACAATCATTTCTATATGCTGGAGGGTCTGCGGCAAAACCTGGTCCAAGTAACAAATACATTAAACCAATGGGAGAAGAAGTAGAACTTGAAGAAGATTGGCAAAAAGTCAATCGTCAAGATAAAACTGATGGATTAAGTCCTGCTGCAGTTAAAGCATATCGCCGCGAAAATCCAGGTTCAAAACTTCAGACCGCAGTAACTGAGAAAAAACCAAAAGGAAAAAGAGCAAAGCGTCGTGCTAATTTCTGCCGTAGAATGAAAGGAATGAAGTCTAAACTGACTTCGGAAAAGACTGCAAGAGATCCAGATTCAAGAATTAATAAAGCACTACGTCGTTGGAGGTGCAGATAATGAAATCCTTTAAACAGTTTCTTTCAGAAAATATCAATATTTCCGGAGATTTCAATGGAAATCTTTATGTAAATAGTTCTGATATTCAATGCGAACCAGTTAAAGAATCCTTTATTGCTGATGTGGTTTGGGAAGGAAAATTATATAGAATGGAAGTTGAGGGGGTTATGCTATCAAAAAATGAGTTAGCGGAGCAGTTGCAATCAGAATATCCTGGAGCAATTGTCCACAACGTTTATCCATTGGCACAAAATTCTTTAAAGATTAAAAGTGCTCAAAGATATAGACCAGAAAGTTTAACATGGGGTGATTAATTTATGGCTCAGTGGAATATAACCACTCAAGATTATTTAAATCAAGAGAGGAGTTTATTTGAAGTTGTTGGTGTTGCATCAAGTGATGGTCAAATAATTAGTGATCAAAATCCATTTCCAGTTACTGGAAATATTGGAATACAAACTGGAACTTATGTAACGATTAATCCAGATACAACAGCACTGGATGCTTTTGGTAGGCAAAGAATTTCAGAACCATTTACTCTTGGGGATTATAAGCATCTTTATGCAATTGATACTAACTTTATAGACAGCGTTTCTGGTGCAGGTTCTACATTATCATTTATATCAAACCAAGCAGCAGCAAGATTGCAAACAGGTATTGGAAGCACTGCATATTGTGTTCATCAAACAAAGGCATATCATCACTACCAACCAGGAAAGTCCCAACTGATTTTTAGTTCTTTTAATTTCTATGCACCTCAACAAAATGCAACTAAAAGAACTGGATACTTTGATGATAGAGATGGAATATACCTAGAACAAGTTGGATTAAGCACCTCCGATGGTATAAATGCTGGTATAGGTACGTATAACTGGGTTATCAGAACATTCACAAGTGGAATTGCAACAGAAACCAGAATTCCACAATCTCAGTGGAACAAAGATAAATGTGATGGAACTGGAGAATCAGGATTTAATATTGATTTCACAAAAACTCAACTTATGTTCATTGATTTTCAATGGTTAGGTGTAGGTAGAGTTCGTTGCGGTTTTGCTCACGACGGAAAATTAATTTCTGCTCACGAATTTTTACATTCCAATAATAATTCAAAAGTTTATATTTCAAATCCAAACCTTCCGGTTCGTTGTGAAATAAGAAATACTGCAGTAGGTGTCGGAGCATCATTTGACCAAATTTGTTCTACAGTTGCAAGTGAGGGAGGATATACAGAAAGTGGTGTTGATTTTTCTCACACAATGTTGAGCACAAGGGTAGTTCCCACTCCCGGAGGAACAGAACTCCCATTAATTGCAATTCGTCTTAAAAATAGTTATCAAGGATATCCTAATAGAATGTCTGTTAGATTAAATCAATTATCAATGTATGCAGAAACAAATAGCGTTGTTTTTAAAATAGTTAAGTTGCCAGGATCTGCTTATATTGGATTGACAACTTTAGGGCAAGGCACTATTTGGACTTCTGCTTCTAATAACAGTGGGGTTGAATATTGTGAAAATGCAACAGTATATGATGATGGCGATGAGTTTGCTTCAGGTTATGTTCCATCCGGTGCATCACAAAACTCGTTATCTCCAGTTTCTTCTGGATCTCTTACTGCAGCAAAGAAAAATATTATTGTTCAAAACATTGATTCAACTGATTCCGAAATCTACGCCATTATTGTAAGAACATTATCGACTAGTGTAGGTGCAGGTGCTAACGTGGCAGCAGCAATTCAGTGGAGAGAGATTTACTAATTTATGGCAAATTCTAATGATGTTTATCTTGGCAATCCGTTACTAAAAAAAGCAAATACTCCGATTGAATTTACTCAAGAACAAATTATTGAGTTTGTTAAGTGTAAAGATGATCCTGTGTATTTTGCTAAAAATTATGTAAAAATTGTAACTCTTGATCATGGATTACAACCATTTAGGATGTATCCATTTCAAGAGAAACTTGTCAATAGGTTTCACCAAAACAGATTTAACATCTGTAAGATGCCTAGACAGACAGGTAAATCGACCACAGTAGTGTCCTTCCTACTCCACTACGCGGTGTTTAATGACAACGTTAATATAGGTATCCTAGCAAACAAAGCAGCAACCGCAAGAGAGCTCCTAGACAGGTTACAGACAGCTTATGAAAACCTACCAAAGTGGATGCAACAAGGAATTATCTCCTGGAACAAAGGTTCTTTGGAATTGGAGAACGGAAGTAAAATCTTGGCTGCTTCTACTTCTGCTTCTGCAGTTCGTGGTATGTCATTCAATATTATATTTTTGGACGAATTTGCATTCGTCCCAAATCATATTGCAGACGACTTCTTTAGTTCAGTATATCCAACGATTTCTTCGGGTAAATCAACGAAGGTAATTATTGTTTCCACCCCTAAGGGTATGAATCATTTTTACCGCATGTGGCATGATGCAGAACGCGGTAAAAATGAATACATCTACACAGATGTTCATTGGTCGGAAGTTCCGGGAAGAGATGAAGCATGGAAAGCACAAACAATTGCAAACACTTCGGAGCAGCAGTTTAAAGTTGAGTTTGAATGTGAGTTTTTAGGATCCGTAGATACTCTTATTGCACCAAGTAAACTACGAAGTTTAGTTTATGATCACCCATTAAAGAGAAATGCTGGTTTAGATGTATATGAAGAAGTTCAAGAAGAACATGATTATGTAATGACAGTTGACGTTGCCAGAGGAGTAAGTGAAGACTATTCTGCATTTGTTGTCACAGATATAACAAACTTTCCACATAAAATTGTGGCGAAGTATAGAAATAATGAAATTAAACCAATGCTATTCCCAAATATTATTTTTGAGGTGGCAAAAAATTATAACTCGGCGTATATCCTATGTGAAGTAAATGATATTGGAGATCAGGTAGCATCTCTTCTTCATTACGACTTAGAGTATCAGAACGTTTTGATGTGTTCAATGAGAGGTAGAGCAGGACAAATAGTTGGTCAAGGTTTTTCTGGAAAGAAAACCCAACTTGGCGTAAAAATGTCCAAAACAGTTAAAAAGATTGGATCTCTTAATCTTAAAACTCTTATAGAAGAAAATAAATTAATATTTAATGACTATGAGATAATTTCAGAATTAACAACTTTTGTACAGAAGCATAATTCATTTGAGGCAGAAGAGGGGTGTAATGATGACTTAGCAATGTGCTTAGTCATCTATGCCTGGTTAGTTGCTCAAGATTACTTTAAAGAACTAACTGATCAGGATGTAAGAAAAAGAATATATGAAGAGCAAAAGAATCAGATAGAACAAGATATGGCACCATTTGGATTTATTGTCGATGGTATAGATGATTCTAGTTTTGTTGATAATAGTGGTGATCGTTGGTTTACCGACGAATATGGTGATATGGCATATATGTGGGAATATAGATAATGGAACTAGATAAGCAAATAAAACTCGGTCATTTATTGCTTGTCGACAGAAAATGTAGAGTGTGTAGTGAGACTAAAAATTTAATAGATGGTTTTTATAGAACACGTAAAGATAGGGGTGCAGTTGCATCCTCATATTCTTATGAGTGTAGAGATTGTACAATACAAAGAATAAAAGATAAAAATAAAAAGACTAATCTCAATAAATGGGAGTATCCTGACTGGTAAAGATTTCACGTCTCATTTCCCCCGTGAAAAGTAAGTTTTTAATAAATATTTTTTAGATAAACTGAGACTTTACGGAGAAAAACATGGCGACTCCTCAATTATCTCCAGGCGTACTCGTCAGAGAGGTTGATTTAACGGTAGGAAGAGCTGATAATGTTTTAGATAACATTGGTGCAATTGCGGGACCCTTTCCAATTGGACCAGTTGATTACCCAATTGACATCACTACAGAGCAAGAGTTAATTAACGTATTTGGAAAACCACTCTCTACAGATTCCCAATACGAATATTGGATGAGTGCGTCATCATATCTTTCATATGGTGGTGTTCTTAAGGTTGTAAGAACTGGTGGATCAACACTTAACAATGCAAATGCTGGTGTTGGTGTTGCATTTACAACGATACTGGATATCGATAATTATGATGATTACATGACCAATCATTCTGACGGTAATAATTTCACATTTGCCGCTAAGAATCCTGGATCATGGGCAAACAATCTTAAAGTTTGCTTTATTGATGATTATGCAGATCAAACCATTGGAATTACAACTACTAGTTTAGCGGGACTTGGCGCTACAGTTGGATATGGTGTAACTGTAGCATTAAGTAATGTTGTTTTGCCAGGTGCTGGTTCAACCTCAGTATTCAGTGGTTATTTGAAGGGTATTATCACTGGAGTAACAACTGCTACTTCAGGATCAACAAGTTCAACAATTGATGTTAAGATTCTATCAAGAGTATCAACTGCCGGAACTGAAACTAGAATCAGTTATGCCGAGGGAACTAATTTTGCAGCGTTTAGTGCTAGCGATGCTCTGAAATTTATCAATAGCTCTGGAGCACAAGCAGGATCAGCAACCGCAGCTTCAATTTCAGATTGGTATGATAATCAAACTTTAAATCTGGCAAACTCAACAATTTATTGGAAGTCAATTGCACCTAAGCCAGGAACAACAAGATATGCATCTGAAAGAAATTCATATAATGATGAACTTCACGTAGTTGTTGTTGATGATCTGGGAACCATTACTGGAAACCAAGGAACTCTCTTAGAGAAGCACGTTGGATTATCCAAAGCACTTGATGCCGTATCTGCAGTTAACTCACCACAAAAAATTTGGTATGAGCAGTTCCTTGCAGACTATTCATCACAAATTTATGCTGGAGGAAATCCAGGATCAACCGCAGATTCTGTCCATGGAACATCTCCAAGAGCAACAGGATTTACAACATATTCTGGAGTTGGTTCCGTATCATTCAATCCAGTTTCAACTTCAGATGGAACATGGGGTCTGAATACACAAGATGTTCAATTCAATGTAATTGGCAATAAGACATATACACTTAGAGGTGGAGTAGATTATAGTGCATCTGGTGGAATGAAGCCAGAGCTTGGAAGCCTCATTACATCATATGGATTATTCTCAAATAAAGATGAAATTCAGGTTGATTATTTAATCATGGGTCCTGGATTTGATAACGAATCAGATTCTCAGGCAAAAGCAAGTTATCTAATTTCTCTTGCTGAGCAAAGAAAGGATTGTGTTGCTACAATTGGAGCTCATAGAGCAAACTTAATTGGCGTAACAAATACCACAACTCAGACAACAAACCTGGTTAAGTACTTTAGTTCACTACCATCATCTTCATATGCTGTGTTTGATAGTGGATACAAGTATACCTATGATAGATTCAATAATAAATTCCGTTACATCCCATGTAATGCTGATGTTGCTGGTTTAATGTGCCGCACAAACATTGTTGCTTATCCATGGTTCTCTCCTGCAGGTCAGCAAAGAGGAATTATCAACAATGCAGTTAAACTGGCATACAATCCAAATAAAGCACAGAGAGATCAACTCTATCCACAAAGAATCAACGCAATCGTTACTCAACCTGGAATAGGAACTCTCCTCTTTGGTGATAAGACTGCACTTGGCTATGCATCGGCATTTGATAGAATCAATGTTCGCCGCTTGTTCCTGACAATTGAGCAGGCATTGCAAAGAGCTGCACAAGCTCAACTATTTGAATTGAACGATGAGCTCACAAGAGCAAACTTTAGAAACATTGTTGAACCATATCTGCGTGATGTTCAGGCAAAGAGAGGTCTTTATGGATTCTTAGTTGTTTGCGATAGCACAAACAACACTCCTGATGTTATTGATAACAATGAGTTTAGAGCTGACATCTTCTTGAAACCAGCCAAGTCTATTAACTTCATAACACTCACATTTGTTGCTACACGCACTGGTGTAAGTTTTGAAGAAGTAGTTGGTAGAGTTTAATTTTTAGATCTAAATAACAAAAGGAGGACCTAAACAATGGCATCAACTAGAGAAAACAAAACGATTTCCCAGTTTAAATCTGCACTAGTTGGCGGCGGCGCCCGCCCCAACCTGTTTGAAGTAGAACTAGCAACACTTCCAGGTAATATTGATTGGGATTCTGATAATTTCAGATTCATGTGCAAAGCAGCACAACTTCCTGGTCAAACAATTGGGGCAATTGATGTTCCATTTAGAGGAAGAGTATTTAAAGTTGCTGGTGACAGAACTATCGATGCATGGACAGTAACAATCATTAACGATGAGGGATTTGTCTTAAGAAATGCATTTGAAGCTTGGACCGAACTAATTGCAAAACTTGATACCAACATTGGTGCCACGGATCCATCTGCATACATGGTAAATGCAAAAGTTTATCAACTTGGAAGAGGATCTACCGCAAGTAGCCAAGATAACACAGGATCGGCAAATGCAGTTCTTAAGGAGTATGAATTTATTGATATTTTCCCAACTGCAGTAAGTGCTATTGATCTTTCATATGATAGCAGTGGGACAATTGAGGAATTTACGGTTGAATTCCAAGTTCAAAGCATTAACGTAACTGGTGCTGGTGGTCCAAACGGTTAATAAATAGTCTAAAGGTTATTCTAAAACTAATAAATTATGGCAAAATTATTTGGATTCTCTATTGAGGATACTGAACCATTATCACCCAATGTGGTTTCCCCCGTCCCCCCTAACAATGAGGACGGGGTTGACCATTATTTAAGTGGTGGTTTTTTTGGTTCGTACGTTGATATTGAGGGAGTTTATAGAACAGAATTTGAGTTAATTAAAAGATATCGCGAAATGGCACTTCACCCTGAAGTTGATAGTGCAATTGAAGACATTGTAAACGAAGCAATTGTTTCGGATACAAATGATACTCCAGTACAAATTGATCTAGATAATCTAAATGCTAGTGATGGAATCAAGAAAAAAATTCGTCAAGAATTTAAACATATTTTAAATCTATTAGATTTTGATAAAAAGTCTCATGAAATTTATAGAAATTGGTATATTGATGGAAGAATTTACTATCATAAAGTAATTGATCTTAAGAATCCAAATGATGGTATTCAGGAATTGAGGTATATTGACGCAATGAAAATGCGTTATATTAGGCAAGATAAAAAGAAAAACAAAGATAAGTATAAAGTTTCTGTAGTACAAAGTGATAATCCAATGGATTATGACTTTCCAGAAATTGAGGAGTATTTCATTTACAATCCAAAATCACAATATCCAACTGGAAATTTAAATGCAACTGGATCAAGTCAGGGTATAAAAATTGCAAAGGATGCAGTTACATACTGCACTTCGGGTTTAGTAGATAGAAATAAAGGAACTACTCTATCATATCTACATAAGGCAATCAAATCTCTCAATCAACTCCGCATGATTGAAGATTCTCTTGTTATTTACAGACTTTCAAGAGCACCAGAAAGAAGAATTTTTTATATTGATGTAGGAAACCTACCAAAAGTTAAGGCAGAACAATATCTCCGTGACGTTATGATGCGGTATCGTAATAAGTTAGTTTATGATGCATCAACTGGAGAAATTCGCGATGATAAAAAATACATGGCAATGCTTGAAGACTTTTGGCTTCCACGCCGTGAAGGTGGCAGAGGAACTGAAATCTCCACTCTTCCAGGGGGTCAAAATCTTGGGGAGATTACAGATATTGAATATTTTAAGAAGAAGCTATATCGCTCACTAAACGTTCCACCATCAAGAATGGATGGAGAAGGTGGATTTAATCTTGGTCGTTCATCAGAAATTCTTAGAGATGAACTTAAGTTCACAAAATTTGTTGGTCGTCTAAGAAAAAGATTTTCAAACATGTTTAATGACATGTTGAGAACTCAACTCATTCTTAAAAACATTGTAACCCCAGAAGACTGGGAGATTATGAGTGAGCATATTCAGTATGATTTCTTATATGATAACCACTTCTCAGAACTCAAAGACTCCGAGTTGTTGAATGAAAGGTTAAATATGGTTGCCGTTGCAGAACCATATGTTGGTAAGTATTTCTCACAAGATTATGTGAGAAGAAAGATTCTTCGCCAAACAGATGTTGAGATTCTAGAACAAGATGCACTCATTGAAAAAGAAATTGAAGATGGTGTAATTCCCGACCCGAGCGCACAAGCAATGGGTATGGGTGGAGAAGAAGTTCCACTAGAACAAGATGGATCACAATCCACTATGGATTTGGGTGCTCCAGTTATGGAGCCAGACCTTGAATCACAAGGTCAAGCAACTGAAGCACCTGGCATTACAAAAATGCCCAAGGGTGGAGAAATATAAATAAAAACGATTATTTCTAGGTATTAAAGAAATGGATGATCTCATGGATATGATTATTGCTGATGAATCACCATCCCAAATCAGTGATAAAATCAAAGAAATTCTTTTTGCAAAATCTGCAGAACGTATTGATTCTTTTAGACCAATGGTATCACAGAACATGTTTGGTCAAGAAGATATTGAAGATGAAGAAGAAATTGGAGAAGAGGAATAATTAATTTAATAAATAACTAAAAGTGTTTTTTTAAAATAATGGCTCATAGACCAGTTGGGGCAGGTTCCTCATTTAGTTTTGTAGCAGGTGCTGCCACTACATCATCTGCTTTTTCTGTACAATCAAGTGTTCTGCGAGTTGTTGCCGTTGGTGCATCGGCACATGTTGCAGTAGGAGCAACTCCTACTGCAACAAATACTGATTATTATGTTGCACCCGGAGAATCTGTAACACTGGGTTTAACTAAAGCATCAAACAGAGTTGTTGGTGTTACAACAGGAACAACAACAATTGTCACTGTTCCAGAAGGAACTCAAGTTCCCTTTGGAGTTGGTGATTATGTTTCTTTAGTTTCTGCGGCTCAAACATATTATAATTTTACACATCAAGAAGTATTATCTGTTAACACTTCTTCTGGAATTGATGGATACTATCAAACAAGAATGACGGTTAATTATAATTCTTCTGGAATTGTAACAGCATTTTCTTCAAGAGATGCTTCCGTTACTCTTTCAAATAAAGTTTCCGCATATGGGTTAGGTTCAGGAATACTTCATTTCCAACAAGTACAAATTTCAGGACAAGCATGATGAAACTAATCAGAGAGGAGATCGAAAAGGTTGAAGTTCTTACCGAAAAGGTAGGCAATCAGACAAAACTTTATATTAAGGGTCCTTTTCTTCAAGCAGAATGCGTTAACCGTAATGGGCGCATGTATCCAATGCAAATTATGGAGCGTGAAGTAAAGCGTTACACTGAACAGTATGTTCAAAAAGGACGTGCTCTTGGAGAACTTGGGCACCCAGATGGTCCAACCGTAAACCTAGACAGAGTATCACATAAAATTGTGGATCTTTGCCGTGAAGGAAATAACTTCATTGGTAAGGCACAAATTTTATCAACTCCAATGGGAAAAATTGCAGAATCTCTTCTTAAGGATGGAGTGACTCTTGGAGTTTCTTCTCGTGGTATTGGATCTTTAAGAGAAAATAACAAAGGATATAAAGAAGTTGGTGAAGACTTCATGCTTGCAACTGCTGCAGATATTGTAGCAGATCCTTCCGCACCAGATGCTTTTGTTCAAGGAATCATGGAAGGAAAGGAGTGGGTATGGGATGGTGGCATCTTAAGAGAAAAAATTGCAGAAAATACTAGACGTAAAATTAACACTTTAGTTGACCAAAGACTTTTGGAAGACTATAAGTTGAGTTTATTCAATGAGTTCTTAAACTCATTGTAATTTATTAATTTATAAATAAATATAGATTTCATACAGGAAAATCGGAGAGTTCAAATGTCTCGTGGTAAACAATTACAAGAAATGGAAGTAGGCACAAAGCAATCCAGGACTGCTGTTAATGCCGGTGCAAAACCAGCAGAAGCAATGCCAACGCTTTCAGGCAATATTCCACCTGGTCAAACTGGTGGTTGGGAAGATCTTGGTGGTCCTACTCCAGAGAATTATAAGTCTGATGATGATTCTGCAAAGCTTAAGACTCCAGGCGCAACTCTTAAGCAAGTTAAGGATGTTGTAAATCAAAATGCTAAACCAGCTGAAGCAATGAAAGAAGAAGAAGAACTCGATGATGAGGACCTGATTGAAGAAGAAGGTGAAGAAGAGATTGAAGGTGCATTAGAAGATGAAGATGCTGCTGAAGATGGTGGCGAAGAGGAAGAAGAGGAAGTAGTTGAAGAAGAGTTTGACATTGAAGAAGATGTCAATGCCCTAATCGAGGGTGAGGATCTTTCAGAAGAATTCAAAGAAAAGGCAAAAATCATCTTTGAAGCTGCAATTACTTCAAGAGTAAATCAAATTAAAGAAGAAATTGAAGCAGTCTACGAAGAAAGACTCGTAGAAGAAGTAAAAGAAATTGCAGAAGCTCTATCAGAGCGCGTAGATTCTTATCTTGAGTATGTTGCTGATGAGTGGTTCAATGAGAACTCACTTGCAGTTGAAAATGGTCTGAAGGAAGAGTTAACCGAATCCTTCATGACTGGTCTGAAAGGACTTTTTGAAGAACATTATGTATCAATCCCTGAAGATAAATATGATGTGCTTGAGAGCATGGTAGAAAAACTTGATGAAATGGAGACA